CTACCAACTACATCACGCTGTTCGACAGCGAAGTGAAGCAAGCATATCAGGCCGGTCAAGACCTGATGGGCACATGTCGCGCACGTTCCGGTGTTATCGGATCCACCGTGCAATTCCCGAAACTCGGCAAAGGCGTTGCGACTGTTCGCACACCTCAGACTGATGTCGTACCGTTGAACCTCGTACACACAAATGCGACGGCGACACTGTCCGACTACATCGCTCCCGAATATTCGGATATCTTCAATCAGGCCAAAGTCAACTACCAAGAACGCGCTGAACTTGTTCAGGCCGTTGGTAGCGCCATTGGTCGCCGCGCAGATCAACTGAAGCTCGACGCTTTGGCTGCGTCTGGCACATCCCTGACCGTGTCAAACGACATCGGTGGTACAGACACCAACATCAACGTAGCCAAGCTGCGTGAGGCCAAGCGCCTGATGGATGGTGCCAACGTACCGAAAGCTGACCGCCACATGGCAATCAGTGCCGATGGCCTGTCGAATCTTCTGTCCGAAACTGAAGTCGGTTCTGCCGATTACAACAACGTCAAGGCGTTGGTTTCTGGCGAAGTGTCTCACTACCTCGGCTTCAACGTCATCTCACTTGGTGACCGCGACGAAGGTGGTTTGGCAATCGATGGTTCGTCTGACCGGACATGCTTTGCCTGGCACAAATCTGCACTCGGTTACGCCGAGGGCATCGCCCAAAAGACAAACATCGATTGGATCCCCGAGAAGACTTCTTGGCTGGTCGCAAGCATGTTGTCTGCCGGTGCCGTCGCCATCGACGACGAAGGCATCGTTATCATCACGGCTCGCGAGTAATCGCCAGACCAACCTGAACTGAACTGAACAAAGGAGTTCAAAATGGCTTTCGCAAGAGCAAATTGGCAACCACTGGGCGGCATGGCCAAACGAGGCAATGCCCCCGCACTCTGGAGCTACAAAACGACTGACGCACTTACAGACGTTGATGGCGCCGGTTATTTTAACGATGTGTCCGACGATGTCACAGTCGGAGACATGATCTACTCATTCGCAAGCACTAGCGGAACAGCAACAGCCTCTTGGCATGTTGTCGTATCCAACGCTTCCGGCGTAGTGGATGTTGCTGACGGCAACGCAATGGCTGTCGTTGACAGTGACTAACTAAAACTGGTCGGGGGGCTTCGGCCCCCCAGCCTTTTACCGGAGATCTCGATGGCTCTAGGTGACACAGACGTATCAATCTGCGCTCATGCTCTGCTACTCCTCGGAGAAGCCGAGATTTCTTCGTTTAGCGACGGCACTGCCCGGGCAGGTATCTGTGATGCCATCTACTCGGACATCAGGGCCCAAGCCTTGTCGATGTATCCTTGGTCGTTCTCGATGAAGAAAGTGGTCTTGGCCCAGTCGGTCACTGCCCCGATCAACGAATGGACATACGCTTACCCGATGCCATCTGACAGCCTGACGTTAGCGCCTCGGGCCGTCTTCAATTCCACATCAACCGGCGTCACCCCCCTGACATCAGGGTGGGAATTGTACGAGGCCGCGGTCCTGACAGATCAGTCGATCATCGTCATCGATTATCAGTACCAGACTGATGAAGCCGACATGCCGGCGCACTTTGTCTTGCTGCTAAAATACCTGATGGCCATGCACTTGGCCGAGCCCGTCACTGACCAGATCTCTAAAGGCCAGCATTGGGAACGCATCGCGATCGGCAACCCATCGGAGGGCGGTCGAGGCGGTCAATTCCGACAGGCCGCAGCCATCGATGGCATGGGCCAGCCCTCATCATTTATTCAGGACTACCCGCTCATCGATGCCAGACAGACGTTGAGCTAATCAATGTCCAGATCGATCAAGGTTCAAACAAACTTTGCAGTCGGTGAGATCAACCCTGAACTCCGGGGCAGGATCGACATCGTGCAATATGAATCCGCACTTGAACGTGCGCGGAACGTCATCATCAAGCCGCAGGGCATCGCTGAACGGCGCCCGGGTATGAGATACGAACACACCATCCCGAGTGCCGCTACACCTGAATCCGGCGTTCGCCTTGTGCCTTTCTCGTTCTCAACGACACAGACATATATGCTGTTGTTTGTGAATAACCGGATGTATGTCTACAAGGAAGGCGTCCTTCAGACTAACATCAACGGATCCGGCAACGATTATCTGGTAACGACCATCGCGTCGGCCTCACTATCATCTTTGTACTGGACACAGTCCGCCGATACCTTGTTGCTGTTTCAGGAAGACCTGATTCCACAGCAAATCGTTCGAGGCGGTTCTCACACCACTTGGACGATCTCTGCCATCACTTGGGACTTCACCCCCCTGTACTTGTTCACGGCATCTGAGACGGCCCCTGCGGCAACCCTGACCCCTGATGTGACCGAGGGCAACGTAACCCTCACAGCATCGGCTGGTGTGTTCGTTGCCGGCGATGTAGGAGATCAGATCTATGTCGATAACGGGTTCGGGCGTGTCAGGATAACAGGGTTCACATCTACGACTGTGGTCACTGGTGTGACGCTGGTTCCATTCTTCGACACCTCGGCTATCGCGTCCGCGGCATGGACGCTCGAAGGTGGCTGGGAAGACGCATGGTCTGCCAGCAAAGGCTACCCGAGGACCGCGACCTTCCATGAGGGCCGTCTGATTATCGGGGGGTCCAAGTCGTTGCCGACAACCGTCTGGGGCTCGAAGGTCGGAGAATATTTCAACTTCGACAAGGCCGCGTCTCTCGATGATGAGGGCCTCGAGGCAACCATCGATACAGATCTGGTCAACGCTGTGACAGCGATTCACTCTGGCCGTGATCTACAGATATTCACAACGGGCACTGAGTTCATTTTGCCCCAGTTGGACGGTGCCCCACTAACACCGTCCAACTTTATTCCCAAGCCATCAACCCGCCGCGGATCCGAGGTCGGAATCCGGCCCCAGAGTACCGAGGGCGGGACGCTGTTTCTCCAGCGCGGTGGCAAGGCGATCAGAGAGTTCCTGTTCACAGATACACAAGGCAGTTACATCGCCAACGATGTCAGCCTGTTGTCTTCCCACTTGTTGCAGGGGCCCACCAACATGGCCATGCGCCGGGGCACCAACGTGGATGAGGGCGATCTGCTTCTGGTCGTTAATGGCGACGATGGCACGATGGCTGCTTTCACGATTCTGCGGACGCAAAACGTCATCGCTCCCAGCCTTCTGTCTACCGAGGGCAGCTACCTCGATGTCGCTGTCGAGGACGCGGACACGCCGCTGGTTTACATGGTTGTCGAGCGTGAGATTAACAGTTCTACGGTTTATTATGTCGAACTGTTCGACAGCAATTACACAACAGATTCCGCAGTCCAGTATTCGGGCGGATCTCTGCCCGGGACAACGACGATGACGGGCTTGACGCACCTCGAGGCTGAGACGATCAAAGTCATCGCAGACGATGCCATCCTGACTGATGAGCTTGTCGATGGTTCCGGCGAAATCGTCACCGACCGTGTCGCGACAACATACATCGAAGCCGGTCTGGAATACCCAACATTTACTGATGCACTCGCGGACGGGGCCACAAAGACAACGCCGCTCCTTCGCACCATGCCGGTTGAGACGCACCTGAAGTCTGGCCCGATCATCGGGTTCAAGAAACGGATCGTCCAGGCATCGATCATTCTTGATGACACGCAAGCGATCACTGTGAATGGCGAGGCTGTACCTTTCCGGCGCCTCGATAACATGTCTCTCGATTCCGGCATCGCATTTTTCACAGGAACAAAACGCGCCGGCCCTTTTCTCGGATACGACTATGAGGGCCAAATTGAAGTCACTCAGGATGAGCCGTTATTCATGACGCTGCTCGCCCTCGAGTACAAAGTATCGGTAGGTCAATAATGGTCGCAGCGGTCCCATATGTTGCACTAGCCATGACAGCCGCCTCGGCTGTCGGCCAGTACCAAGCCGGCAAGGCACAGGCGGCATCGATGGAAGGCCAAGCCAACGCGGTCGATGCACAGTCATCGGTCACAAAGTTGGCTGGGCGCCAGAACGCCTTGCAGCATAAACGACAGGCGGTTGCCTCTCTCGATAATGTCTTGAGGGCGATGGCCTCGAACAATGCCCGTGCGGGTGCGGGGCACATCGATGCCGACAGCGGATCGATCTCCTCGATCAATAATGAGATCCTTTCGATCGGCGTTCGAGATGTCTCGACAGCGTCGGCAAACGAAACCATCACCCGCGGCATGGCTGGATATCAGGCAACCCTGCAAAATGATCAGGCTGCGCGGCTTCGAGCCGGTGCCCCTGTCGCACGACGCACTGGTGTATTCAACGCAATGGCCGTCATGGGCCAAGGCATGATGTCAGGCGCACAGGTCGGAGCGTTTGGGTCTAGCACCTCGGCAACCGGCAACGTCCTCGGAAAGCCGGCATAATGGCAGCGCGGGATCTCCTCAAGCCACAGTCCTCGCTCGGCAGCGTTGCGCCGATCTCGCTCCCCGGCGTCTCGATGCCAACCGGCCCAGACCCCCTTCTGGCTGCGACCGCGAACATGGCCAACAGCCTGTCGCAGCGCATCGGCCAGATGTCTCAAACGATGTTCAAGGTCGCCGGCACACAGGCCGAGGCGAAGGGTGCCGCAGCCGGCGTTCAGAACGCGCCATCGATCGAAGAAATCAAGTGGGCGAAGAAACACGGGCAGAGCGTAACGCTCCCCGGCGATGCTGGCTCGATCAACATTCAGGAACAGGCAGCGTATGCGTCATCGCTCAAACTGACAGAAGCACGTTATGGATCTCTGGCCCGGGAAGCCGCACTGGGCGAGGTCACCAAGGCCTTCATGTCGGATGGCGAGATCAAGCCGGACTTGCTGCAAAAAAGACTGAATGATGTTCTGGAATCTTACACGGGATCTCTGGCCAGTGTCTCTCAGGCGGGTGCCGCGAAACTCGACATCGATCTCCGCAACCAGTTCAACAATCAACTGGTCGCCTACAGCCGGGAATGGCACAGCAAAGACACCAAGCAGCGTCGGGCCAAGGCGGTTGCCAGAGCGCACAACATCCTGCCCGAGGTCGCTGGATATGTAGTTGGAGACTCAAAGACGCGGCAAGACGTCGGCATCGCTGAACATGCCACCAGTATGCTAGAGCGTGAAGTCTTAAACATGACTGTTGAAGGCGTCCCGACTTCGACCATCGAAGCCTACAAAACCACATTCCAGAAACGCCTGGACAATGCGCTCATCACATCGGTGACCCAGTGGTCGCAGGGCAGTGAAGCCGGTGGTCCTCTGGAAGCCTTCAGCAAGCTGTCGAAGGGCACGGCTCCTGAAGGAGTAATGGACGCATTTGAGTCCCTGCCGGCCAGCAAGCAAAACACATTGAAAACTGACATCTGGGCCGCGCACACCAGAGAGCAGTCGATCGAGGAAGACAGGCAAAAGGTCATCGATGACGCTCATG